ACAAAAATAGTAAATAATATTGAAGAAGCTATAGAATACATAGCTATTCATTATCCAATTAATTGAAAGAAAGAAAAAAATGAATAAGAAAGTATTATTAACAGGAGCTGGTGGATTCGTTGGACACCATACATTAGAGCATATTCTAAAGACTACCGATTGGGATGTAGTGATAACTGATTCATTTCGTCATCGTGGTGTCACAGACAGAATAACCTCTATCGGATGCTGGGAAGAGAATAAGCACCGAGTTAGATTAGTTACGCACGATTTAACTGTTCCATTTTCAGACGTAATGATAAAAGAAATAGGAGATATTGACTATATTATATCAATGGCTTCAGATTCACATGTAGACAGATCGATTACAGATCCAGCTCCATTTGTTATTAATAACGTTGCCTTAATTGTTAATATGCTAGAACTTGCTAGAAAAATAAAGCCTCAAGTTTTTCTTCAAGTATCTACAGATGAAGTATATGGCCCAGCACCAAAGGGCTACGCTCATAAGGAATGGGATACAATACTTCCATCTAATCCATATTCTGGCTCTAAAGCTGCTCAAGAAGCAGTATGTATATCATATTGGAGAACTTTTGGAGTTCCAGTAGTTATTACAAATACGATGAACATAATTGGTGAGCGCCAAGACCCTGAAAAGTTCATTCCTAAAATTATGTATTGTCTTGAAAAAGATGTACCAATGACAATTCACGGTACTGCTGAAAACATTGGATCAAGATTTTACTTGCACGCAAGAAACCAAGCCGATGCTTTAGTCTATATTCTCAACAACTTACCAGCAACTTCTTACCCTGATTCAGATCGACCAGACAAGTATCATATTGTTGGTGAGAGAGAAATTAATAACTTAGAGATGGCAGAACTCGTAGCAAAGTACTGGGGTAAAGAGCTTAAGTTTGAGTTTCAAGACTTCCACACAACAAGACCAGGACACGATCTTCGTTATGCTCTAGACGGGACAAAGCTTGCAGACGCTGGATGGGTAGCTCCAATGCCTTTAGAGAGATCCCTAGAGTTAACAGTAGAGTGGACCAAGCAAAACCCAGAATGGCTTTGGAGAGAATAAAAAAATTCTTCAACCGATTTAATTTACAGAAAGGAAAATATATGGAACTTGAATACAGTAAAGATTTTTATGAACAAAATGGATTTGTTGTCATAGAAAATGCCGTAGAAGAAGAATACATTGATCGTTATCTTCAGGTAATGGAGAAGAATATTGAAGCTGATGAACTGGGAGCTTTAAGAGCTTGGGATGGGTACACTAATTATCTTGATCATCCTGAGTCTTTAGATATATTATGTCACGAATCTCTACAGAATGGTCTAGAGCTTATAGACAAAGGAGTGGCTCTTCATATGGAGCTACCGTATTTAACTTCGACAAGAAAGGGTTGGCATCAAGATTCAGGAGGTCTTGCAAATCCGATTGCTGGAGAAAACTATATTGGAATATGGGTTGCATTGGAAGACGTGCACCCCGATTCAGGTCCTTTTGAATTAATACCAGGTTCTCATAAGTGGGATATAGATGCTGAATATACACATCTTGCATCTGACCAAAACAAAGATCTTGTTCCAAATCATGAAAAAATACAATTGATTGCAGATAAAAGAAACTTAGAAGAAATATATTCATTTCTTCCCAAAAAAGGCGATGCAATTATCTGGCATGGGAGACTGATACATAGAGGAGCAAATCCAAGAAACGAGGATCTTACTCGTAAATCTTTGATAGGACACTATTGCAATATGTTTGCTCATGAATCAGCGGTTGAAAATGCTCCAAATGTATCGGATACAATAAAACTGATGTTCAATAGAACCGATGATCAATATGCTAGATGGAAAAATGGTGGATACTATTTTACTAATCCAGAATAAAAATATTAAAAAATAACACTTTATATTTAGTTGATTATTTCTACAAACACTGATATAATTAAATCGTCATATTAACAGGCGAAAGCCACAAGAAAAAGGAATACAATGTCAGAAAACAAGTTCAAGTATTTTGAGGTTACAACCACTGCCTTAGTAAAGGCTAATTCAAAATCAGATGCCGAGAAGCTCTCTATGGGTCGTCGCGGTGTCACAGGCGAAGTATTGTCCAAGCACACGGAAATCGATCGCATCTCTGCAATCGACGCACGTGATATGCTAGAGGCTTAATTCTGTATTTGACTAGGGTAGTGGGAGGGAAAACTCTCCCACTTCTCTTTATTTAAAGAGGTTATATGATTATTGCACAAATGGTTGGAAGAAATGAATCCAACAGATTTCTTAAAGAAGTTTTAGAAAGACTATCTACACAAGTAGATAAAATAGTATTTACAGATGATTGCTCTGATGATAACACTATGGAGATAGCATCTGAATACTGTGAAGTTTTTCAGACACCTAACCCTATGTTCGTTGAGCACGAAGGGCAGCTAAGAGCTTTTGCTTGGGGCAACTTAAGTAACTTTGCTAAGTTGGGCGATTGGGTTCTTGCTATAGACTGTGACGAAATGCTTTATCACGTATCAGATGCAGAGTTAAAAGACGTAGTTAAGGTATCTCCTTATGACGTAGTTAACATTAAATTCTACCACATGTGGAATGAAACTCAGTATAGAGTTGATAAAGCATGGACCCCAACAAACAGTTCTAGATTATTTAGATATAAAGAAGATGGTGGTTTCTTAAATCGTAAGTTAGCTTGTGGATCAGAACCAAGCTATGTTGTGGATTGGGTAAGACAGAGAAACTACTGGACAGATTCAGGTCTTGCAATGAAACATCTTGGTTATATAAAAGATGAAGACAAGAAAATAAAATTTGATAGATATTCCACATTAGATGGCGGAGCTTTTCATAATTTAGATCACATTAATTCAATAATAGATGAAAGCCCAGTCTTAATTGACTGGGGTAATTTTGGGATATAGGAAAAACAAATGATTATTTTAAACAACGCTAAAACAATTACGGCTCTTACCGAAAAAATGAATAGCAAAGAAAAATTTGCATTTGTTAACTTTCCAAGATCAGCTCTTATGGCTATGGGGAATTCTATTAGTGGAGATAAAAGACCAAATAAATATTTTACTAGGTCAATTCAAAACTCTTTTAACATAGTAGATAAGAATTATATGAAAGGTCTACCCCCTGCTTTTATATATTCTGGAGAAGAAGATAATATATCTGCTTTTTCTTCAATATTAAAAGATGATAATTATTATGACTCTACTACGCTAGAGCAGTATTACAGCACTGATGAGCCTATATTTAAATCATTTGTAGATCACTACATTAGGTACAGTTCATTTATTATAGTAAGTTTTCATGATAGAAAAATTATCAACAAAACACTAGGAGCTCCTTTGGAGGTAATTAGTGTTCCTTATAATGATTTTTACGATAAGTCAGATAGTATATTTGAGTCAATAGCTAAATTTGATGGCAAAGTTGACTACTGCTTATTCGATTGCCCATTGTTATCTTCTGCTCTTCCTCATAAGATCTGGAATGAGCTTAACATGTCAATGATAGATCTAGGTAAGGTATTTTCTTTTGCAAGAACCAATTACATCAATAGTGTACGAGAAAAAGAAAATGAAAAAAAAGATAGATCAAGACGATGATCTTTTTCTTGTAGATTTACTTTTAGAATCTGATTTATCTTTACCAGCAATTGCTAAAGAAGTAGATCTTTCAATTAAAGATTTGAACAAAAAGATAGCACAGCTAGGTCTTACCTGGATTAAAGAGCAAAGAAAAAAAAGCTCAAGAGGTCAGTCCGCATTAACCGCTGTAATGAAGAAGCTTCTCCCAAATGAGAAGATAATAAACGAGCATCATTTGGGAGATAAGCTTAGATTGGACGTATACTGTCCTAGTTATAAACTTGCAGCTGAATTTCATGGAAGACAACACTTCTATTACACTGAAAGATTTTTTGATTCTAAATATGAGTTTGAAGAAGCTCAAAAAAGAGACATAAAAAAAGTTGAGATGTGTAAAGAACAAGGAATTGCACTTATTGTTTTTAGATATAACGATCTTTTGACCGAAGAGTCTGTATACTCTAGGATGATAGAAGCAATAAGATCCAGTGATTGGAAAAACGCAGAGTCTAATCCAGCTAAGAAACCACTATCACAAAATGCTTTCTATCAACAGCAGAAGAAGAAAAACAGCGAACATAAAAAACAAGTTTATCGAGCTATAAAACAGCGAAAGAAAAACCAGTGACTGATCAAGAAACCAACATAGAAGAGTACCCAATAGAGTATCAACTATTCGCCTTATCATTTAAGGATCCTGGTGCTATACAATTCTTTAAGGAAAATATACTTCCTGAAGAAGTTGGTTTCTTGCATAATCAAAAAGGTATTGGAGAGTTCTATGGGGCACTTGTTTCTTTCCATGATTTAACTAAACTAGAAGTAGTTGATCCAATGGCTTTTAAGACTTGGATAGAATCAGAAACAAACATCTATAATGCACTGGGTGGCTCAG